CAGCTAAGTCATTGAAATCATTATACGGAGGTTTCTACGGAGGTTACGGAGGTTGGGTGCTAAGTCATTGAAATCATTAACGGAGGTTTACGGAGGTTGACCCCTATACTTCGTATAGGGTGGCGGACCTCCGCCGCCACCCCGAAGTAATCAAGTCGGTCACACAAACATGGCAAAAGGAAGCGAGCATGACCAAAGCAAAACAAACAAACGGCAAGAAGGACAAGCTGCAATACGGCCCAGGGGATAAGACCCAGTTTGGTTTGCCAGCGTCGCACCTGACGACGCCCCCATGGCAGGCGATGGTCGGGACGTACATTGCTGGCCAATCGGAGGTGGACGAGCTGGACCTCGTCGCGATCGACATGGAACGCAAGTGGGGGAATGGGCGCCTCAGGCTTCTGGTGGACACGGTCCTGCGGGAGAAGTTCGACCGGCAGCGCTACCTGATCAATCAGGCGATCTGGCATGGGGAGCTTCAGGACGTCATCCGGGAGGCGAGGAGGATGATCGCAGCCTGGCGTGCTCTGGATCGGGCTGCGGAGGCCGCTGGCAGGCCCAGGCTCGACACCGAGGTCTGGGAGGTCACTTTGGCGAGCGGGGCTGTGGCGGCCATCGTCAGGGATGCGCAGCAGGCCAGCAAGGTCGCCGCCGAGAATCGGAGCGTCAGGGTGTACACGCTCGACGAGATCGCACACCTGCTTCATGGGTTCCCAGAACTGGCCAAGGCCAAGGAGGTGTTCCCCGGCGCCAGCGTCGAGCAGGTTCGGAACTACATCCGAGATCCGCTCCACGCTGTTCCTGACAGTCGGGCGCCGATTGACGATCCGATCCCATTTTGAGGAACTAGACCATGGCAGCTTACTACAACGAAATCGAACCATATGCCGCCGAATGGCTCCGTAACTTGATCAAAGCAGGACATATCCCAGATGGCGAAGTCGACACCCGGTCAATTATCAATGTGGCACCTGATGACCTCAGAGGCTTCACCCAGTGCCATTTCTTCGCAGGCATCGGCGGATGGGGGCTCGCCCTCCGTCTCGCCAGATGGCCAGACGACAGGCCGATCTGGACAGGATCTTGCCCGTGTCAGCCGTTCAGCGTCGCAGGCAAAGGAGCCGGTACAAACGATCCAAGGCACCTGTGGCCCCACTTCCATCGCCTCATCGCCGCCTGTCGGCCCCCTGTCGTCATGGGAGAGCAGGTTGCGGGAGCGGCTGGCTATGGTTGGCTCGACGGAGTGCGCGCTGATCTGGCGCGAGAAAACTACGCCAGCAGGGGCGTCGATATCCCGGCTTGCGCGGTGGACGCCCCCCACATCAGACAGCGGCTTTACTGGGTCGCAAGAGGTTTGGTGGACACCAAAGGCATCTCAAACGATGGGGCGCTACAGCAAGGTCAACGGCAAGATATACCCCGGCCTATGGATGCAGGCGGAGGGTTCTGTAGCCACATGGCCGACGCCAACGACACCGAGCGGCGGCAGAACGGCGCCGGAAGGGACGACGACTACCGGAATGAAGCCGGATGGAACGAAGACGCAGGTGACGCTGGAGCTTGTAACGAAAGCGACGTGGCCGACCCCAGACGCCAACAGCGGGGAGCGGGGCGCGAAGGAAGACCCAATTCGCAAGTTTGGCGCGACGGGCGTAAAAAAGACTTTTACGATCAACGACGCTGCGATGGCGACATGGCCGACGCCAGATTGTTCAGATCGTCGAGGGAGGAACAGTACGCAGAAAGGCGTTTCCAATTTAGCGAAGGATTTTGGTCCGACGCCATCTGGCTCACCGGAGCCGACGGCAAATCGAGGCGCGCTAAATCCGGCCTTTTCCTGTTGGCTCATGGGATACCCAACAGAGTGGGACGACTGCGCGCCTACGGCAATGCCATCGTCCCGCAAGTCGCGGCGGAAGTCATAATGGCGTTTTCTGAGGCTCAGGAGCCCGCCTGATGGCCTTGGGCATGAAAAAGGCCCGGAGGTAGCTCCGGGCCCAAAAAGCTGTCAGAGGGGCTCTGGAGGCCAAGGAAGGCGCATCCAGTGATCTGGGTGCATCTCTATCCCATTCGCCTCAAAAAACCCGTAGGGCTTTTCCCTCCAAGCTACGACATCAATGAACCCGCCTTGGGAAGCTAAGATTTCGGTTCCGTCTTTGGGCGCTGTGGCGATGGGTAGCCATTGCGCAATGAACCATTTTTTCTGTTTTTTGCGTAGGGATGGCTTCATTGTTTCGTGCAAGTGAAGGTCGAAAAGCTCTAAAATCTCTTCTGTTTCCCTCAAGCTGCCAGTCCCAAAATTAGGGATGCGAAGCAATTCTGCTCTCGTATGCGAGGCTATGTCTCCTAATGTGGTGAAGCCCTCTCCCATGAAACAGTTTCTAAGCCTTGAACTCATGTCTACGTCTGAAATGCAAGTGCTTATGTGTTTATTTTCCACGGCTTAGTTCCTTTCTTTAAAGATACGCTTTAAGCTTGTCAGCCAACCATGACTCGTCGATCCGACCGTCTTCGATGGCCTGAAGCAGGAGTTGGACGGATCTGGGGACAGGACGCTCGCCAGCCTTCCACTGGCCAACAGCCCGAATCGTGTAACCGGCCATGAAGGCGAGGTCTTTGTGCCGGATATTGTGGCGGTCTAGTATCTGCTGAAAGTCTCTCATCCCACGATGTCCTCGTCTACGTCATCCAAGGGGCTGGGAGCCCAGAACCTGCTGTTCCCTTGGTGGTATTTCTTGCGCATCATCTCGCGCTTGAGGCAGCCGCAGGACTTGATCCTGCCCCGCCTCATCGCTCGGCCTTCGACCTCCTTTTCGGCCCCGCAAGAGCACTTGCAGACCCACATGAGGCGCCCGTCCTTGTTGAGGGTGCCGTTTGTCCCGACAACCATCAGGCGCCCGTAGACGTTGCCTGTTTCGTCGATCATTGCTGCCCCCAGTGATCAGGATCGTCGTATGGGTCGGTCGGCTCTGGATCCGGCCAGACCCACAGGATGATCAGGACTAGACCGGCGATAAAAGACGTGAATTCAACCACCTGAGCTCCTCCCTGGCAGCTTGCCTGCTGTTGTGGTGCGTCAAACCCCCTTTGACGGAGAGGGCCCTCCAGCCCCCTCCTTTCCGCTTTTGGACCCATCCGGCGAGCCGACCGTTGCTGAAAACGCCTTCGATCGGGTTCATGCCAGCACCCGTGCGCGAGCCTTGATGCTGAGATTCTGGCGGGTCGAGCCGACTTTGCAGGCCTCGACTTGCTCTTTGGTGATGTAGCCAAGCTCAAGAGCTCGCTCGACCTTGAAGGAGCTGGTCGGCGTCAGGCTGAAGTGAAGGGCGAAGTGATCGCCATTGACGACGGCCTTGAGGTCATCACCGGCGGCCTTCATGCAGACGGTGAGAGCCTCTTCCTTGAGGGTTTCATATTGTTTCTTGAGCGCCTTGAACTCAGCTTCGATTTCAGCGTAGCGGTCCACGATGGACTTTTGGGCGAGATAGTCGTGAATTTCGATGAACATGGTTGGTCTCCGTTGATTGGTTGCTACAGGTTCAGAATACATGGTCCGCAGATCATTGCAAGCACTTTTTGCTTGTCATGCGTCATAAAGATGGTCGGTGTCCAGCCTGAAGCCGTCGAGCCACTCCCGCATCTCCTTGCAGGGGTAGACGTGATCGGCGTCAAAGATGCGCCAGACTTCGATCGCGACGTGCTGGGTGACGTCTCGAGCCGTGCCTGTGGCCAGATTGATCTCGACCACCTTGGCGATGTTCTCGGCGTCGATCTGACCGGCTGCGATGTCCTCGACCGCCTCCTTGGTGGTCGGGTACATCGTCTCGTCGAGGTATTCCTTGCCCTTGTATTTGGCGATGACGAAGGTGAAGGTTGAGTTGGTCATGTTTGGCTCCTGTCGGTAATTGTCGGTAATTGTCGGTAATTGTCGGAATTAGATGATCGCCTTGTTGAGAAGCTGCATCCCGAAGGACCAGGCGGCGGTCTGGTTGACGGTCGAACCAAACTTGATGGCGCCGGGGAAGGTCAGGGCGAACTGGCGGCCACGCTCGTAGTTCCACTGGTCGTTTGCGTCGCGGAAGGCGTCGTAGTCAGGGGCCTTGCCCTCGCGGACCTCGTTGAAGCCCTTCACAAAGGCCTTGGTGCGGATGACGGCCTTGCAAGTGGTGTTCTTGGTCTGGACTTGGCGGATCATGTTGGGCTCCTTGGTCTCGGTTGATGATTTGAATATACACCCTTCCAAACGCATTGCAAGAACTTTTTTCTCCTTTTTACAAAAAAAGCATCGCTGTCATGGCGCCAGTGAAGGCGAAGCAGGTCAGGGCGAGGAGGGCCTCGATGATGGCGCTCATGACAGCGCCTCCACCTTGTCGATGATCGCAGCCTTGATCTGCTCAGCGTCGTCGAAATCCATCGCGCCGAGCTCGGTGGCATAGACCTCCTTCGCCGCACCCTGCTTGTCGTCGCCGGTGATCACGAAGATCCGGTTGCGCACCGTCACCATCTCAGGGCGCCCCCACTGCGGGCGAGTGAACTCAGTCACCTTGCCATCACGGGCGACCTTGACCGCCTTGGCGAGGAAGTAGGTGTAATAGGTGGTGGTCTTGAGCTTGACGTCTGTCGAGCTATGCTTGACCTCAACGACGACAACGTCGTTGCGCTTCGCTTTAGGGAACTTGTTCAGCTCCTTCAGCTTGGTGAGGGCGGACTTGACGGCGATGGTGTTCATGTTGTGCTCCTGTTGTTCTGATTGATCACGGGGACATTTTGGTAGGAGGGGCCGAAGCCCCGCTCAGTAATGGTGGCGCGAGGCGACGTTGTTGAAGTCTTCGAGGTAGTCATAGGCGTCGGCGACGTCCTCCGAGCCGATCCGATCAACACGGACGCCAAGGATAATGTCGCCTTCCTTGACGGGATGGCCGACAAGCTCGGCAGCCTTGGACAGCCAAAAGGAGCCGTCATCAAACTGGACGACCTTGTCCACGATGGTGTTGGCGGCGTCGGCGAAGATGGTGAGGGAGAGGTACATGGTGGGCTCCGTTGTGCTCGTTGGTTGATGATTTGAGTATACAGACGATCCAGATGGATGCAAGCACTTTTTTCTCCTTTCTGGTGTTTTTTTGAAAATAATTTTCGCCCATGCTATGTTCTCACTCGAAAAGGAGCCGGACATGGGTAGACCGTCTAGCTATACGACTGAAATTGCTGAGAAAATCTGCGAGGAGCTCGCCAATGGGCGGCACCTCCACGCCATCTGCGCTGATGAATGGGCGCCTGGTGAGCGGACTGTCTATCAGTGGCTGGAGAAGAACGAAGACTTCGCGCAGATGTACGCACGCGCACGCGCGCGTCAACAAGAAGTCTTTGCTGCCCAGGTGATCGAGATCGCCGACACCGAGCCCGACTCGGCGAAGGCGCGCAACCGCATGGACGCACGCAAGTGGTACGCGGCCAGGGTCGCCCCCAGGAAGTGGGGAGACCGCGTCGAGATCGACGCCAAGGTCGAGACCACCACAGGCCCGAGCGACGCCCTGACGGCCTTCTTGGCGGCCCTGGAGAGCAAGAAGGGTGGATGACCTCTCCGCAGCCTACACCAAACTGACGCCGGTCGAGCGAGCCATCGCCGACTGGCAAATGACGTGGCTGACCAAGCGCTTGCCGCATCAGGTTCCTCCAAAGTCTCAGGACTGGACCGTCTGGCTGCTGCTAGCAGGCCGTGGAGCGGGCAAGACCCGCACCGCAGCTGAGGTGCTGGGCTCGTGGGCTGTCATGCAGCCCGGCACCCGTTGGCTCGTGTCGGCGCCCACCTATGGCGACCTGACCGGCGTCTGCTTCGAGGGCGAATCGGGCCTGATCAATGTGATCCCGCCCGACCTGATTGAGTCCTACAACCGCTCTGAAGTCGAGATCAAGCTGCGCTCAGGCTCGACCATCAAAGGGATCACCGCCGAGAAGCCGGAAAGATTCAGAGGCCCTCAGTTCCATGGCGGATGGCTCGACGAGCTCGCCGCCTGGCAGCGGGCCGATGAGGCCTTCGACCTTCTGATGTTCGGCATGCGCCTCGGCGATCATCCCCGGATCATCGCCACCACCACCCCGAAGCCCAACACCATCATCAGGAACCTGTTGGCCCGAGAGGGCAAGGATGTCATCGTCACGCGGGCCTCGACCTATGCGAACCTCGACAATCTGGCGCCCACCTTCCGCGATCAGATCCTGCGCTACGAAGGGACGACGATCGGGCGCCAGGAGATCCATGCCGAGGTGATC